GCCTCGTGATGGCAAGTATACTTCGAGACAGACGTTACCTCTGATGCGATTTCCTTCATTGTCATACTTTACTTTGTTGAGCCAGATGTCACCTGATTTAATTCCATATAGTAGTTCTTCCTTGAACGTACAATCCTTCCACCACTCTTCAGTGATGTTGATGCATCGTTTGACCCAAGGGAGTTCCGATCTAGGAGTAGTAATAAAGTCAAGAGCATCGGGGTGATTGAGCGAAATATGGAGAACAATCGCACCATTTTTGTATATACCACCTCTACGTAGGATTTCATTTAAGGTGCTATAAATTTTACCGAAGCTTATAGGGCCTGATGCTGTAACACCTGACTCACGTACATAACCTTTAGGGTCAAGCTTGTCTAAGTGGATAGCACAACCTGCCCCATACCTAAGAGCATGTGAGGCAAACCTCCAGCTGGCTTCAATACCATTTGTGCCTTCCATCTCATTTTCAACTACAAATACTGTGCAGCTGACGGGTAAGCGATGAGTAGGATCATCGATCCATGATTGAACACGTCCTGTGCGTGAGATATAATTAGTCATTGAGTAGATCAGTTAGGTTTGGAGGTTTGTAGTTTGGTCCCTTTAAGACCTTACCGTCAGAGCGGTAAATAGGTTGTCCATTCTCATCTAGTTTGGACATGTTTGATTTATGTACGCGATCCATAGCTTCGTCTAAATCCCATCCTTCGTTAGCAGCAAACTGATAACACACATAGACAAGATCACAAAGCTCTTTTAGTTGTTCGTGTTTATCTTTTAGATGAAAGGCTTCATGAAACTCTGACCATTCTTCATCGATCAAACATTTCTGGATCAGTGTCCCACTCGGTGAATTGGCCACCGAGTAAGCGTCCCGAAACTCTTTTGCTTGATTCAAGAGAGTTGTCCCAGTCTGATTGTGTTTTGTCGAGTTCATGTTGTAGGTAGTGGATTGCTTTGGCTAGGTCTTTTCTTTTATCGCCTTTGTATTCACAACGGCAGATGTATTTAACAGCGTTAGCTTGAAAGAAACTGAGGTTTTGATCAACTATGAAGTCTCCGACTTTCCAGTTGTTTCCGTAGTGTTCAGGTGATTGGGCCATTGTTTAACTAGGTTGGATACGGTGTTAGCTAAGGCAAAGTTTTGACGTTGTAACGCCATGAATAAAGTAATAATATCTTTTTTATCAGCTTTCGGTAGAAGGTCTTCAAGCCTTCTTATCTTGAAGTCCTGCTCCACTGTCAACTTTATAATCGGAGGAGGGGGTAAAAAGGATTGGTTGTTTAGCGGTCCAGTCATAATCATCGGTGGTAAGGATCTTTGCAAGTCTTGCATTTTGCAGTGCAATGTCTTCACCAAGATCCTTCTCAGCAAAAGCATCTACAACTGCTTTCCAAGTGTAACCTTTTTCTTCAAACAAAGCAACTGCTCGTTTGATTCCAATACCAGGTACACCGCTGTAACCATCTGTCTGGTCACCTGCAAGCGTCTGTATGAGGTGCCAGCGTTGTCCCTCTACTTCCTCCACATTCACGGTTTCATCCATGTTGTAGAGCGTTCCAGGTATCTGTCGCATGTCTTTATCAGGGCTAACGATAATGTTACCAGGATATTTGGTAGCGTAGATACCCATACTATCATCTGCTTCAAGAGTCGGTAGTATTACTACTTCGTACTCATTTTTAAGAGCATTGATAACACGTTTGTATCCACAGGGTTTCTTGCGATTACGATGTCCCTTATAAGCAGGCATGATCTCCTTACGAAAATTAGTACTATCACTAAAGAAAAGAACTACTTCAGGTACATCCCACATGAACTTGTTTTTAATCTTATTGAGTTCACGTTTGACTGCTGCGTATGCTTCACTGAATTTGCTGACAACTACGATTACATCATCACCGAAATCAAGGTCTGATTCTGCACCAGCGCAAGCTTTGTAAACAATGTAATCTGCGTCAACAAATAACTTCATTTACCTTGGCCTCTATATTTCTTTTTACCTTTACGTGGCTTACTATGCAGACCAGTACCTTGACGTGTCTTCTTTGATTTAAATGGGATAACAGTTTGTACTCCCATCATTGATTTACTTCTCATTAGTGGGTTTCACTCCAGTTGTTTCCGGTTTTTGCTTCTGCGTCGATTCTGATTCTGAGGTTGTAGTATTCTCCAGCTGCGAGACTGCTAAATACCAAGGATGTTGATAAGTCAGCTGTTTGTTCAGGGGAACACTCGAATTGCAATTCGTCATGTATAAAAGCTAATTGAGAACAACATAAATTTAATTCTTTAATGTTTTGTTGGTTGATAACCATCCAACGTTTAGCCAGGATGGCGGAGTTACCTTGAAGGCAGTAGTTTAACGCTTTATGTGGGCTATCCACCATAATTTTTCTGCCATCGATAGCTTTGATAAATCCTCTTTCTGAAGCTGTCTTGATAGCCTCCAAGAGTTTATCGAGTCCATCAATTGCATCAATGTATGCCGCTCTGATCTCTTTACCTTTTTTCTTTGCATCTTTGGGTGAAAGAAGTTTGTCATAACTGTGTCCAATTTTTTCGTCGCCTGCTCCATACAGGAATGCATAGGTGACCGTTTTCACAAGCTTTCTAGATATTCCTATCTTGTCAGCATTTACTTGGTGTATATCTCCGTTGAGGAGGATGTCTGCATACCGATTATCATCATATCTGGCAAGGAAATGAGACAACATACGTAACTCGATCCCAGACAAATCAGCAGCGACCATGACTTGACCCGGAGATGGTAAGAAAAGTTCTCTAAATCTTGAGTCACTTGGTACTTGAGCTAAATTTGGGTTTCGATGAGCACACCTAAAAGTTGAAGTAGCGACAGAACAATGATGATGTATCCTACTAGCACTCGTAGATAGCTTCAGCCACGCGTTCGCGCCTTCGGATATCATTCCAAGCATCTTCGTTATCGTCAAAATCTGGAGGAATGCAAGGGCAGTCTCTGTCCCAATCTCCTTCAGTATCGGTTCGTCGATAATAGGCTTCCCAGTAGGTGTCTTCTGGACCGGAATCCAGCCATGAAATGTTTGCAGGATCCATGCTATATGATCTCGTGATGTAGGATTCAGTTCTTTAAGGCGTGTAAGTGGAGCGTCTTTGACATAGCCTTGGGTCCGATTATCTCGCTTAGGAGTAAATACTGGTCCGGCAACGTAAGGATGCCTGTCACGTAGTAATTGATAAGTTTCTTCAAGCTCTTGTCTGAGAGTTGATGCAAGTTGCCATGCAGTGCGTTCATCAAAGTACCATCCATGTAGTTCTTGTTTGGTGAGGATTTCAGCTGCGTCATGTTCTAACGCAACCCATTCAGGTATGGCTGGAAGTGTTTCCAAAGTTTTTTAGTAACAGTAACGTCTTGTATCATGTAGTCTTCCATTTCTGGTGACCACTCTTTCCAATCGGTATCTTTACAGTAATCACCTTTAGCTTCGTCAAGGCGGTAACCCCAAGCAGCTAGTGAATGTGATCCGTAAAATTTAAGTGGCATACCAGGCCAAGTCTTTTGTTTGTCAATCTCCATTAAGTTCGGGTGATAAAGACGGCTAAGCAAAAGAGTGTCCAAGCAATCACCAATACGTCTAAACCATGGATAAAACTTATTGATGATGCTAAGGTCATAATTAATAATGTTATGACCGACAATACAATCAGCGTCTTCGAGGTATTGGATAGCGCGGACGATAGGTTCCGACGCTGGTCTCTTTGTAGCTGACGTAAACGATTGATCATTAAAGACCATCGTTTTTTCAGTGTTGGTATCGTAGATGCAGAAACAATGAATTTTTGTAGCATCATTTAATAGTCCGTCTGTTTCTAAATCAAAGATCAGCATTCAACGTCCTTGCCATTGATAGGTTTTATCAACAAACTGAGCACGTTTTACTGCCTCTTTAGTAGGAGGATTAGGACGCTTAAGATTAGAAGTCTGTTGTTGCATCGAACTCTGCTGGTTCTGTGGTTTCATTGAATTTACAAGTGGATAGGTTGTAGTTTAATCGACAAGCAATGCCTGTTTCCCCAGAGTAGCGATTCTTGAGAACTCTAACAATTGTATCAGAGTGTTTAGTTTCACTCTGTTGATTTCGTTCGAGTCCAATAACTGCATCGCTAAGTTGAGCGATTGCCGCACTTCCTCTAAGTTGTCCGAGCGTAACACGTGCACCTTCTTCATGGTTTTGATCCGATGAACCTCGTTTTAAATGTGATACTAAAAATAATAC